AACAATAGAAGCACAAGAAGCTGAAGCTAACGCAGCTAGAGGACAACAGACAGCATTAACAAATGCAAGTAATGTCTTCCAGCTTAACATGGCTCAGTTTAGTGCTGACCAACAAACAGCATTAGCAAACAGTAAGTTTTTACAAACTGTAGGATTAACAGATGCTAGTATGGAACAACAAGGTATTATGCAAGATGCTGTAATAATGTCTCAAGCTAATTTAGCTGAAGCAGACTTTAATCAGCGTACCCAGATACAAAATGCTCAAGCCTTTTTACAAATGGATTTAACTAATCTAAGTAATCAGCAACAAGCTAACGTATTAAAATCTCAACAAACTCAACAACGTTTGTTAAGTAATCAATCTGCTCAAAATGCTGCAGCTCAGTTTAATGCTGCAAGTGAAAATCAAACCAATCAGTTTATGTCTAGTTTAAATGCTCAGATTAATCAGTTTAACGCAGGTCAACAAAATGCTACAGCACAATTTAATGCTACACAAGCTAACGCTGCTGAAGCTAGAGATGCACAAAGAGAAGCTGATGTAAATAAATTTAATGCTCAGTTAGCAACACAAGTAGATCAGTTTAATGCTAATCAAGACTTTGCAAGGAATCAATGGAACGCACAAAACGTTGCTGCTGTTGAAGCTTCTAACGTACAGTGGAGAAGACAAACAAACGTAGCTAACACTGCTGCTCAGAACGCAGTCAACATGCAGAACGCACAGAATGCTTTTTCAATGTCACAAACTGCACAATCTTTTTTATGGCAGGAACTAAGAGATCAAGCTGATTTTGATTTTAGAGCTGGTGAAAATGAACGAAGCAGAATTGCACAACTTGTAAATACTGCACTAGCTTCAGACCCCTCTAAATATAGTTCAAGTTTAGGAAACTTAAAAAATTTAATAGGTGTTATAACAGAGGATATAATAGGATAGTATAATGGGATTATTTAAATCAATTAAAAAAGCTTTTAAAAAAGTAACACGTGGTATTAAAAAAGCAGTTAAAGGTGTTGTTAAAGGAGTTAAAAAAGTAGTTAAAAAGATTAGCTCTAGTAAAATACTTAAAGCATTAGCTATTGCTGCTGCAGTCGTAGTGACGGGAGGTGCTGCTGTGGCAGCTTTTACTGGAGGTACAGCAGCCAGTGGCACATTTGCTGGATGGATGATGAATGCTAGTCAAGCAGTTACAGGTGGTACTTTATTTGGTACATCTACTGCAGTAGCTAGAGCAGCAGGAACAGCAGCTAAATTTATTGCAACTCCTTTTAAAGCTGTTGGTACAGCATTAGGAAGTGCTGCTGCAACAGTTACAGACTTTACAGGTCTTACAACTGAAGCCGGTAGAATGGGAGTCACTCCAGAAATGCAAACTGCAATGGCAGAAGCACAAGTTAAAGCAGGTGTTCAATTAAGCCCAGATAACTTAAACTTAGAACAATCAATTCAAAGAGTTTCTGATGCTGGAGGAGGTAGTGTAGCTGATATAAAAAGTGCTATTGATAGTGGCTTAACAACAAAAGAAGCTATTATACAACAAGCATCAATTACAACAACTCCAACTACATTATTAGGTCAAGAACAAGCTGCAATGGCAGCAGCAAAAAGTGCAGGAGCTAGTCCGGAAACTATGGCATATTTAAGACAGCAAAGTGCTCAAACAGCTACAGCTTATGGTGTTCCAAGTGCAGATATTGTCAGTGCAGGGTTTCCAGAAGCAGCAGCTAACCAAAGTTTTGCAGAAAAATATCCTAAAACTACAGGGTTTGTAACAGCAGCCGGAACTTCAGTTGCTAACACAATGTTAAATGGTTATGCTCAATCATTAATGGCAGGAGACCCAACAGGAAGAGGAGGTGCTGGAATTGGAGAAGAAGGTGGAGCACGAAAAGACCCTATTAGTATATATAGTAATGAGTTAAATATTAATCCAGATGATTACTCAAAATATTTTACATTCAGTAACACTCCAGAAGCAGGTAACATGCCACTGTTTCAACAACAAACTATAGAGGTAACATAATGGCAAAACCTAACAGAGGTCCAAGACCAATTATTTCAGACAGTATTAGTGATGCTGCTGGACAAATTATTGTAGACGGGTTAGATGCTGGATTTACAATTGACGAAATGGCTCCAGATACTGGACCAAAAATAAGAGGAGAGTCTAGGTTTAATCAAGAAGCGTTAGATGAAATTGTTGATCTATCTTCACAAGGTGGTGCAATTCCCGGACAAAGTTTAGTCAATGACCCTGAACAACCTTATCCTTGGGAAAGACCTGCAGAGTTTGCTAATCCTAAACATGCATTAGATTACATGGTTGGTTTAATATTTCAACCAGAAGCAATGAAAAATATTGTACAGGCTTTAGCTAACGGTGCACCGGTTGCAGACATCGCAATGGTTTCACTCTATGCAAAATTTACAGAGGGTAAATTTAACCCTGATGTTTTAATGTTGTTAGCCGAACCTGTTATGTATATTATTATGGCAATTGGTGAAGAAGCTAATATTAAATATAACATTGAAGATAGTAATGATTTAGATGAACTAGATGATGAAGATTACGAAGAAGAGTTTAATCAACAAGTAAATGAATTTAGAACTGTCTTTGAAGATATTAAAAACGGAACTATGAAACAAAAAATAGAACCTGAAAAAATTAAAAGTGGTGTTGTACCACAAAACATTCTAGACAAAGTTAAAGAACAAGGTCCAGAAATTAGAAGTTTATTAAGTCAAGGAGAAAGCTAATGGCAGATTTTAAACAAAGTCCATTTAAACCTATGTCAGAAACTTTTAGTAAAGTAGCCAAAAGTTTGCTATCTAGTACCGGTGACTCATATAAAAAAGATGTATACAAAGGACTAGGAATACAAGTTATTGCAGATGGTTTAAAGGGAGCTGGTACTAGTCTTAAGCAAAGTGTTATTGATGGAGCTGCAGAAGTGCAAGAAAAATATAATGAAATTTTTCAAATTAACGAAGCTGAGTATAAATCTTTTGAAAATGAAAGAGACAGGCTAAAAAGATATAACGAAAATCCAGAAACATTTTTAAATGAAGAAGCTGCAAAAGTCATTAATAATACTGATGAAGCTATAGCAGCACGAGTTACTTGGTCTGAAGTAGACGAGCAGCCAGAGCCAATTAGAAATTCTATGTATGCAGCATTTAATGATGAAAGAGAAAAAATACAAAGAGACATGGAACGTTTGTCAGTAGACCCTAGAGCAACTATACGAACTTTTCCAAAATATAATGAACGAGCAAGAGCTGAATATGAAGCTGCGTTAAGCCTTGTAAAAGACGACCCCACTAAAAAGGGATTATTAAGAAATCTTTGGAACAGAGCCTTTAAAACTAAAAGAACTCCGGATGGAGAACTTGTTACAACTAATGAAAGTTTATTAAAACTTCAAAATGATTTAAAACTAGCTAAAGAAAACCGATCAACCTTTAGAGACAGTATTGAAAATCAACAAGTTATTGAAGGTTTATATACTCCTTTAGAATTTAAAAATAAAGACATTGATAGAAGTGGTCTTTACTTTAAAGGGACTCCACTGCTTCGAGATGCTGTTAAAAATATTCCAGAGTATGGAGGTTTAAAAGATGGTTTTTATCACGAAGCTTTAAATATAGTTCTTGATGAAAATCCCGGACTAACATCAGACCAAGCTCTTAATAGAACTTATATGATGATTGTAGACGGTCAATTTAATCCTGAAGAATATCAAACACGAGATAAACTTAAAGAAAATGCTGGAAGAAACTTAATTACTTTATATGAAAATTTAAGTTCAGATGACAAAAGAAAATATTTTGAAGAAGACCCGTCAAGATTATTTAAAGTTGCAGATGCTTATGACAATGATAATCAACCTAATCAAGCAAAAGGTCTTGGTATAACATATAAAGATATTTTTGAGGAGAACAAATCTCTTGCTGGAACATCTCAACAAAAACAAACTTATATTGAAGTATTTCGTGGAATATTGTCTCAAGATAAAAAAGCAAATAAAGCTGCGTTAGCAGATGTTAATTATCAAGCAAATATGGGTACATATGCTTCAATGACAGAAAATTATTTTACAAAAAATAATAAAGGTTGGGAAAACAAATATGATCCTATTCAATTTCAAATAGCTGTCTTGTCATTTTTAGATCAAAATAATATGACAACCACACGAATGACAGAAGCAGATTTAATAGACTTAAGATTAACAGATAGAAGCACAAGCTTTGATGAATCTATATTAGATGATACTCCAAAAATGATTAATGAATTAAGAAAAGCTAATAGAGAAGAAGACATTGTAACCTTAAGAAATAGATATATAGATGTTGTTAATGATACAAGCAACAAACTTGAATTAGATTTAGATGAACGAGAAGAACTTAAAACAAAAATTGATTCTATTTTTATAGACTCTGGCATCAGTTTAAATGAAGAAGATATTACATCTGGTGCTATTTATAGTGGTGCAAATCTTACAACTCTAGAACCTTCTATTGGTGATGTAGATTTTAATCCTATGCCTTTAGATGGTGGTTACTATTTAAAAAATGCCAACAAACTTGTATCTCAAATGGATTTAGAAAGTTTATCTAATGGTCAACTTTTAACATTAAGATTAAATACTATGCCGGGAAATGTAGGACGTAACAGTCAATTACCATTTAAGTTAGGACTACCATCAGACATTTCTTTAGATTCTAGAAGAACATCTGGCTTAACTCCTTTACCGGGAATAAGTGACATATTTGCAACACCTAAAGTTCGTGTACAATTAAGAAATAGAATTGAAAATGAACTTAACAAAAGACAATACTCTGGACCAATTCTAATGGCAAAAAGAGAAGACTTTGAAGTTATTCCTGAAACATGGTGGGATAGATATAGAATTGAAAATCCAAGAGGTGTGGTAAACACCAGAGGATTAACACGTGGTTCAAAATATAATACTCAAGGATAGTTAATGGCATTAACTTCTTTAACAGGTGTAGGCATTCTTAAAGGAAGTCTTCCCACTCTTAAAAATAACTTGACAATCGGTTCAAGTTATGCTGGTCGTAAAAAAACCTTAGACGAGTTAGAAAAAGATGAACAGTTTTTAGAAGTCTCTGAAAGGTTTTTACAATCTGTGGGCGAAAACTCTGATGATGTGTTTGAATATCTAAGAGACTCTGATTTTAATCTATACTCTGGTATGAGACGAGCTGCACAAAGTGCTAACTTTACCGATCAACAAAAACAAGATTATAATTATCTAAGAAAAGAATTTGATAATGCTGATTTAGGAAGCATGAAACAATTCTTTGGGTTAGTTAAAGATGCAGCTATTGATATTACCACTGACCCCACTGCTATAACAGCAGCATTACTTACTCCTGTAACAGGTGGAGCATCATTAGCTGCAAGACAAGGGGTTGCAACAGCAGGGTTACAAGTAGCTAAAAACTTTGTAGGTCCTACCATTCCTAAAAGTATTATAGCAGGTCAACTTAAAAAAGAAGGAAAAGAAGCTGTTAAGAAAGCAGCTCTAGTCACAGGTGCAGAAGTAGGAGCATGGACAGGACTAGACAATCACTTTAGACAAACAACTGAACTAAATACTGGTATAAGAAAACTATATTCTACACCAGAGTTAGCAGGAACTGCTGCGTTAGGAACTTTAACAGGTGGATTACTTGGTGGAGCTTTACAAAAAGGTAATCTTTTCTATAGTAAAATGAATAGACTTTATTCAGAAGATGGTTATTTAACACTTGAGCCGGGAAGTTTCCAAGATAAAGTTTCAAAAACTTTAGAAGCTGGGGACATTTTAAAAGCAAATACAATTGGTTCGGCTACGTCTATACTAGATACAAAAGCAAAATTTTCTCCTATTACCAGAGAGCTTGGTAATTTAATGCGAGAAGATTTTAGTCGTGGCTTTGGTGGACTAACCCGAGAACGTGTAGCATTAGGACACGGTGAACTACTAGAAAATCTTAGAGGTGAATATCATAGCGTATTTGATGAAGCTACTGCCCCACTACGTAAAGCTGGTGCATTTAAAGAAGCAGACGAATTAGGTGTTATTAGAATTTTAAGAGGAGATAAACCTGAAGGTTACAGCGAAGATGTTCAACAAGTTGCAAAAGACTTAAGAGGGTTTTTTAATAAAATATTTGATGATGCTATTGAAGCAGGTCTTATAAAAGAAGAAAGAAAACTTCCAAATTATTTTACAAGAAGCTGGGACAGAAAAGCAATTGAAGAAAACAGAGAAACATTTACAGATTTATTAATTAGTGAAAACGTTGTTAAAGATAAAGCTGATGCTTCTGATCTTATTAATGATATGCTTAATAAGAACAACGAGTTGTTTTCTTCACATTCTATTTTATTAACACAGTCAAGAGCATTTCAAGATTTAAACGATAACGCTTTTGAAAAGTTTTTAACCAATGATTTAAACACTGTGGTAACTTACTACATGAATGCTGCTAATGCTATACAGCATAAGAAAAGTTTTTTACTACCGGGATTTAGCACAAAATCTAATGCAAATCAATTTGCTGCTAGATGGCTAGACCCAATGGATAGAGAGTTAAGAGAAGCTAGAGGAGGAAGAGGATTATCTAGAGGAGATAGAAAAAGAATTACTAAGTTATATGAATCTATAACTGGACAAGTAAATTATTTTGATAGCCAAAGAATACAAGGTGCATATGATACAATGAAACTTGCTAACTCATTAGCATATCTACCGTTAGCTACAGTATCATCATTAACAGAAGCAATGATTCCACTAACAAAAACTAGTGGTTCTGTTACTAAACCAATTCAAGATGCACTAAGTGGAGTAAAAGAAGGACATAAAATTTTTGTACAAGATATTCCTATTTTGTTAAGAAAAAAATATGACATGCCAGATTCACAAATACAAAAAGAAATGAATCAAGTATTTATGGCAATGGATGAATCGTTAGCAGAATCTACCAATCGTTTAACCGGTGAAGGACTACAAAATGAATGGTTAAAAAAACAAGCACGAGGATTCTTTAGACTTAACTTACTTACTCCTTGGACAAAATCTGTACAGTTAGCTTCGTTTAATATTGCAAAAAACTTAATAAAAGAAAACTTAGAAAAATTAAATAAGCTTTCTAAAGAAGGTGTTGATATATTTAATGAGACAGCAACCAAAGAGTTAAGTAGAAAAGAAGTACGTAATATTCAACTATTAAAAAGTGAAGTGTTTGATCTAGGAATAGACATAGACGATGGACTTAGATGGTTAAATAGTGGAGCTAAGACAGGGTTTGGAGCCGAAAGAAAAGATGGTGTTTTAACAGGTCAGCTTAAATATGAAGATGATTTTTATAAATCAGTTCTTCAAGGAGCAGGTAGATTTGTAAATGAAGTTATCATGCCTGTAGGTAGAGATAGAGCAAGAATACCTATCTTTATGACAAATCCAAAAGTAGATATTTTAACACAGTTTTTAAGATACCCAACCGTGTTTAGTAATACAGTTTTAAAAAATTATATTCGATCAGCAGTTAATAATCCTACCGTTAATGGGGCAAAGCTAGGAGCTTTTGCTTTAATGGCTACAAGTTTAGCATTAGGAACAAACTACTGGAGGTCTAATGAAGATAACAGAGATCGAATAGTAGAAGAAGGTTTTGAAGATGAAGACTTTATAAAAGCTTTTCAAAGGGTTGGACTGTTTGGTCCACTTGAATATGGGTTACGTTTTAAAAACTCTATTCAATATACAAAAAATCCTGCAGTTTCAGTCTTAAGTTTAGGAGGACCAACAGTAACTGATACTCTTGGTTTACTTCTAGGAAGAAAAGGATTGGTTGAAACAGCAGCAGGTAAAACTCCATTCATAGGAACTAAAGGTCTTATGAATAAATATATTGGTGCTAATCCTTACGATGATTTAAATATATTTGCAAAAGAAATAGACAAAGAAGCAGCCTATGCTCTAGGTATAAAAGATAGACCTAAAGATAGAAAATATACTCGTAACTATACTGACTTTTATAGAAGTAATTATGTTACAGGTGGTATAGTTGAAGGAGAAAACAAAGTACCTTACACAAAAGAAAACCCAGCAGATAGAATTAATCCATACACTGGTGAACCTTACCAAGAACAAATGGATAGGTTGGGGTTTGATAATGGAGGTGAAGCATCAGGACCTCCTAAATTTGAAAAACGAATAGCTAGACCAGACCCTAAAATGTTTATTAGAGACCCTGAATCTGGTAATCCTCAAACTCATCGAATGGCTTGGGGTGATATTGAAGGTCAATTTATAGCATACCCTACTATCATAGAGCAAGATGGTAAACTTGTGCAGTATGACAATAATACAGAAACAATGAAGTTAATGAAGAAGAGTGGAAACTTTAAAGCTTTTGATACTAAAGAAGAAGCTGAAGCGTATGCTGATGGTGGTTGGAAAACAGATAAATTTAATAAAGCGTATCGAAAAGAGTTTGCATTTGGAGGATTAGGTAAACTTGTTGGTAAAGAGATTGTTGAAAACATTAGTAAACCAAAACCACGTTATTCAGCGACAGAACTTGACATATTACCTTTGCCATATAGCCAGAAAAAAATATTAGAAGATGAAAGCTTTAAAGGTATTGAAGCAATGCACGGAACACCTAGTGATTTTGATAAGTTTTCTACAGAATTTTTAATGTCTGGTGAAGGTGCTATGGCATTTGGTAAAGGACTATACTTTACAACTACTGAAGAGATTGCAAAAGGATACAAAAAAAATATTAGTAAAAGTCAAGGTATTAAAAAATTAAATGAAGAATACCAAGACTTATTAGATCAAGCAGAAAAAGCTAAAAAAGCTGGAAACAATAAAGAAAAACAAGCCTTCCTTTTAAAAGCTATAGACAAAGATAAAGAGTTAGAAACATTTAAAACTACACCTTTGCCAGATAATGTTGGAAATCTTTACAAAGTAAATTTAAAAACAACAGACAAACATCTATTAGATTGGGATGCAAAAATGAGTAATCAATCAGGAGGAGTTATTAGTGCTGCTGAAACTGCGGTAGAACGTTTAGATAATAGACAGCTTACCGAGTTTATTGATTTATATAGTAGATACCCTAGCTGGACTAAAGATTCTATTGACATAGATAGAGAACAATTAGTGTCAGATGCTTGGGTAACAATGGGAGATTTAACTGGTGAAGATTTTATTAGTAGTATTAATAAACTATTAAATAAAGGTAATACTTCAGATAAAAAATATGTAGAAGATATTTTAGAAAAATCTGGTGTTATGGGAATTAAATATAATGATGGTTTTACTAGAAAAAGAAAAGGTAAAAAAAATAAAAACTATGTTATATTTGATGCACGAATTATTGAGATATCAAAAAAATATGGTATCGCTATACCGGCTGCAGCAGCACTACTAAAGAAAGTAGATGATGAAGCTCGAAGTGGTAATGTTTCATCTGACGAACAAATGGATAGGTTAGGTTTAAACCAAGGTACTATTTTTGGAACAATAAAAGATACTCTTGAAAAAGCATCGAGAGTTGCTTCCGATACTGTAGATAAATTAAAAACAGAAAGGCAAGAACCTAGTCCTGAAGATACACAACGAGTAAATAATTTTCTTGCCAAACACTATGATAGATTTAAAACACAATATCCTGAAATGTCAGATGTATCTTTTGAACAATTTAAAGACTCTGCACAAAGATTAGCAGCCAACGTAAGAAAGATTGAAAGTAATAATAGAAATGCACCTTTAGGTTCTAATTTATTGGGAAGTTCTGCTACAGGTAAGTATCAATTTTTAAGAGATAGTGTAGAACCAGCAATTAATAGAACATTGAGAAGACTCGACCCTAAAGATAAAAATATATTTGATGGTATACGAGAGAGTAAAGATACAAGTAAATTAAATGATGAAGCTCAACAGTTATTATTTTATGGAGATATATTTGAAAAAAAAGGAAGTGACAAACATTTGATTCCTTACTTTTTAGGTGATGAACAAGCTGGTAAGAATGTATACTTATACCAGCATCATACATTAGCTTCAAAGGTTCCTGAATATAATCAAGCAACAATTGATAGAACTAATAAACTTTGGAACAGCCCTGAATAATATGCTACTTTACACAGAGAAACAATTAAACACAGCCTATAACATTTATAGAATGCACCAGATTGGACAGGGATTAGGCTTTATGGAATTAGAAAACTTTAGAAGACTTTACGAAGAACTATTAGAAGAGGTGTATGATGTTCCCATTTGAAATTATAACTATGTTAGGTTCTACTCTATTGAGTAGTGTGTTAAGTCTGTGGTCTCAACGTATGAAGGCTAAACAAGATGAGCAAAAGATGTTGATTACAAGAGGTGAGTTTCAACTTAAAGCTGTAGAGTCTGCACGTAACGTACAAGATAAAGGATTCCAATGGACAAGACGTATCATTGCGTTATCATCTATCTTTGCAATTGTTATACTACCTAAACTGGTAGCAGTATATTATCCGAGTGTAGATGTAACAGTAGGATATACATTATTTCAACCGGGCTTTTTATTCTTTTCAGATGGTAGAGAAGTATTTGAATGGATAACTTTTCAAGGCTTGGTAATAACACAATTAGATACAAACCTTGTATCAGCAATCATAGGTATGTACTTTGGTGGCAGCCTAGTTAAAAAATAAGAGGGCATTATGCAACAGAATAATATGGGTGGCTTCAGTGGCGACATGGATAGAAATGAGGTAGAGATTGACCTTAATAAGTTTATGGAGTTGCTGCAAGAAAAGTCAGCACTTAAAGATAGGATAAGAGAGTTAGAGGATATCAAGAACGATAACCCTTATCAAAAATTAATATTTGTAGCACAAGCTGTGGATAGTTGGAGAATAATACCTAGAGCTTTTTTAAGTGTGTATATGTTCTTATTATACTATACCACGTTTTGGTTTATGGAAATTAGTGACCCAACAATGGAACAATCAGGGTTCATATCAGTAGTAGTCGGAGCAGGTGCTGCATGGTTTGGATTATATACATCAACATCAAAAACTAAATAGGAGATAAAGTGTCAAGAGGTGATTTAAATAGAGGATTTTTTGGACCATTATTTATATTAGGTTTATTAACAATGTCATTTGCTGTAAGTTCAGACCAAACAGGCGACTGTACTTCGGGTACACAGTATTGTGAAGACAATGGATTAACTACCATTAATACTACAGTGACTACTAATACCAACACCAACAATAATACGAATAGTAATACCAATACAAACACCAATACTAATAACAATACAAATGTAAATACTAACACTAATAATAATACTAATGTTAATACTTCAAATAATACTAACGTAAATACCTCGACATCAAATAACACTTCAACAAATACAAACAATAACAACAACGTTAATACTTCTACGTCTACATCTAACTCTACTGTAAACTCTACAGTCAATCAGAACGTAAATAACAACAGTAATTCTACTAGTAATAATACAAATACTAATAACAATACTAACGTTAATACATCGACTTCAGATTCTAATGTTACTACTGACAATACTAATACCAATAATAACAATACAAAGTCTGATAATACTAATAGAAATATTAACGAGTCTAACTCTACTCAGACTATTAATCAGAACGTAAAAAGCAAAGCACCTCCTGCTTCTGCTATAGCACCTAGTATTATGTCTTACTCTCAAGACCTCTGTACTGTAGGACGTTCTGGTGCGTTTCAAGGGCAAGTATTTGGGTTCTCTACAGGAGCTACTGTGACTGACGAGAACTGTGAACGCTTAAAACTTTCCAAGTACCTCTATGATACCGGTATGAAAGTAGCTTCAGTCTCGATATTATGTCAAGACCCTAGAGTGTTTAAAGCCATGGAAATGGCTGGTACTCCTTGCCCTTACCAAGGTAAAATTGGTAAAGAAGCATCAATGGCTTGGGCTGAAAACGCTTCAAGAAGACCTGATGCTAAAGAACAAGAGAAACTTTTTATACAGCAATGCACACACGACAGAAATCCTAACAGAGACAAGATAAACAAAGATGTTGTTGGGGCAGTCAAAGTTATTTATACAACTAAAACTAAAACTAAAAGGCAATGCAGAAAAGAATTCTATGCTACGCAGTAGCGTGTCTCTTAAGTCTTAATGTCTTTAGTCAGTATATCTACGAAGGCAATCAGTCTTTAGTAGACCTTACAAACGAATCAAATACAACCAGTCTAAACTCAGGAGACGACCAGCTTTCGTCTGCTTTTAATTTAGATTTTACATTTATTTTTTACGATAAACAATTTACATCTGCTCGTATGGCTACGAATGGTTGTCTTCACTTTGGGTTAGGTACAGG